GAATGGGACAAACTTGCAAAACATTTGTTGAAGTATGGTGATCATCACGTGGCTGGAGATTTCAGTAATTATGATGGCACTTTGCATCCTGACATTCTTTGGAAGATCTTGGAAGTGATTGAAGATTATTATCGTCAATCTCCAACCTACAAGAATGAGGACACGGTGGTTCGCAAATGCTTGTGGGAAAGTGTTGTAAATTCTTATCACATTTGTGGAAAGAGATTATACAAACTCAATCACTCACAACCATCAGGCAATCCAGCAACTGCTATTTTGAATAGTATGTACAATTCGATTGCATGTCGTGTCACATTCTATACTGAACGACCAGGAAATGAAGAATTCAACGATTGTGTCTCAATGATTGCTTATGGTGATGATAATCTTCTGAATATCTCATCACGAGTTTCATCTTGGTTCAATCAGGAATCGATGACTCGAGCTTTTGCAACGTTTGGCATGATCTACACGGATGAAGAAAAGACTGGAATAATGACAGGTTTCAAGCCACTTGACAAATGTTATTTCTTGAAACGCGGTTTTGTTTTTGACGCTGACAATCGTATATGGATGGCTCCCCTCAAGATTCCATCAATCCTTGAATGCTTCAATTGGATTCATGGTACCACATGCGAAGAGCGGGTGATTGAACAAAATGCGCGAGCGGCTTTTGCAGAACTGGCATTGCACGATCAGGAAACATTCGACAGTTATGTCCAGAGAATCAAAATGGTTTGTGGCGACGAATACGAACTCACACTCGTAAATCAAGACTATCATGATTATCGTCTAATGTTGCGTGACAACACACTTCTGACAAATCTGCCGGAACTCAATTGGGTCTAAGCAAACCCCCGCCCGAAGGCATTAAACTACAGGTCAAATGAATCAATAGACCGTCCATTGAGTTGGGAAATAGAGTGCCTATTTAGGAAACCACACTCAAGAGCAATCCTCTAAACAAGGTTGATTCAATCCTACAAGCTATAGGCTGAGCGACATAGGATGTAAATAAAGCCTGCAAACACAAACACAAACACACACACAAACACAAACACACACTCACAAATTAATGACGCTGTCAATGAAGATGCATTTGTTGGATCTATTCTTGAAATAAATCA